GCGGACCGCATCGATGCTTGGGTCGGTGAAACCATAGCGGCCGTGACGCTCGAAGATGCCTTGCGCATCAACCATTGCCGCGACCGCGTGCAGCATCGTTTGTTCGAGGAACGGGTCGATCGCTTGGCACTGCAAACGGCCAGTGATTGCGCTGGACCAGCGCGGATGCTATTGAGGTCATGCTGCGGGTCATGCCAGGTGCTCCCGGACGTTGGCCTTGAACCACTCCGCGTTCGCCAGCCTGAGCGCGTGAAAACGCTCCAGGAACAGATCGCGCCACTCGGTCCAATGGCGCTGCTCGCGCTGCGCCTGATTGAGGTCTACCCACTCGGCGCAAGGCACCACACGGCCGGGGGTGTCGAGGATCGCCCAGGCGCTGCTGACGCCTTCATCCCACTTCATCAGGTCACGGCGTTCGGTCGCAAGCGCAACCAGGTCGCACTGGTGGATCTGCGCGCGGGCGTTGGTGAACACCGGAAGCATGCCGAAATGCCGCCGCACAGCGCGGGTGTGAATGTCTTCGAAGTCCTTCCAGCCTTGCCCGATCGCCTGCTTGGCGGGGCTGCTCACGTCGCCGACATACGCCTCGTGGGCGTCATGCATGAGGGCTGCAAGCCGCACGAAGGGCGACAGCTGCAGGCGCTCGGCGATATCGGCGCAGAGCAGGCTGTGTTCGGCCACGCTGTAGGGACGCTTTGCGTGCCCGGTGAACCGGTTGATTTGCGCCAGCGCGTGCGCAATCGTGTCGATGGAAATGGCGTTGTCTGATCCGTACGCGCCCGCCAGGTGGTATTCCGCGCCGTGCGCGGTAATCATGTGGGTGCTCATTGCTGCGCCTCCACGGGGAACACCATCGACTCGCCAGCCAACGCTGCGTACGCGGCGCCATCGAGGAAGTCATCGAGGTCGGGGCGGCCGTTGCGCGCAGCGGCGGCGGCGCGCACCTGCTTGAGCACCTGCATGAAGGCCCAGCCCTGGCGTTCGTCGAGGTCTGTTCCTTCGATGAGGTTGAACGCCTTAACGATGGTCGCCATGCTGCGCTCAGCGGGCTGATCGCCCCCGGCGTTGTCGCGCTCTCGGCCGCGCGACTCGATGGTCTCGAACGCATTGCGAAGGATGTCGCCTGCCTTGTGGGTGGCGATGGGCGCGGCGGCTGCAATCGCGCGAACCGGGCGGATTCTGGACGTGGCTTGGACTTTTGTAGGCATGGAAAAACCTGTTTTAGGCCTGCTCGGCCTGGGGGCTGGGGGAGGGCGTTGCGACCGCTTGGCGTGGCGGCGCGATGGTGGGAACGTTGAAAACAGAGGCGCGCAGCACGTCACCTTTGGCGTGCAGATCGCGAAGGTCGAGGTCGTTTAGCGTGGTGCCGGAGCGCAGCGACGAACGGTGCTGCTCGACCCAGGCCATGCCTTCGGCTGTTGAAAAGATTGCCTCGACACGGGCTTCGAAGGACCGTTCGCGCACGCGCTCGATGAGCGGCAGCATGTAGGCGCGGTCGCCGCGATGGCGAACCTCGTATACGCCGCCGCGCATGTGGAGTTGCTTGCCGATTGCGTCCATGTGGGCCTTAGCGTGCGGTGCTGAAAACGAGCGGCTGCAGGCCGGCTACCACCGCGCCTTCGACCGGACCGGCGGGCTCAGCCTCGTATGCCTGGACAGCGAGAACTTCGTCGTGAACGTCGCGCTCGGCCTGCGCTGCTGTCGGGCCTGGGTCGAGTTGCTGCGCGCCGAAGATCGCCAGCGGGACCAGTGCGACAAGCGCAAGGTTCTGCAACAGCGACAGGTGGAAGCACCCGGCCTGCCGATCGGAAGCGCGGCGCTGCGGAAGTGGGTGAAGCGCGGGGCGGCGCGGTTTCCCATGGATGAGGAAGCGGCCATGAAGGAGGTGGTATCGCGTAAAGGTGTCGAAGGAAAGCGTTTCTCGGTCCTCACCCCTGGCAAGGATCCAATTCGATGCGACACGCGCATCAAATTCCGGCATGGGCGAGTTGCTGATTTCGATGCAGGCTTCGCGATAGCGGTTGGCGCAGCCCTTGTATCGACGGGCGATCTCGGCGGCGACGGCAGCCAGCGCCAGGCCGAGCAGGAAGGAGATCAGCACGGCGCTCATGCACGACCCCCTGCGGCGGCGTACATCGAGTTGATCGTGTCGTTGAGCCTGATCGCTTGTTCCGAAAAGGCCTTGGCGTGCGGGAAGACCGGCGCATGCGAGGTTTCGCGTGAAACAAAAACAGGAAACTCGACTTCACCGACCTTCATCGAGCCGTTGCGCAGCGCCTTGTCGGCCGCCGTAACCAGCATGTCGTGCCAGGCATCGGCCGGACTCAGCCGAAATTGGGCCTGCCGACGGGCGCTCTCGCCCTTGCGGAGGATGCGGATTTCGACAGGGGTGCGCTTCACGCCGCCACCTCTTCGACGCGCTCTGCGGAATGAACTGGTCGGCCGGTAACGATGTGGGCAGCCCACTGAGCGTGCTGGCAGTCGCGGGCTTTGACGCGGATCGTCGGCAGGGTGCCGGCGGCGGCGTGGGTCTCTACGTCTTCGCCCTGGATCCCGTGCGGGATGAGGGCTGCGCGGTAGCTACGCAGGGGGGCAATGCAGGACGACATCTTCACTCCATCAATACGATGAAGTGAACTGTAGCCTTCGCTAATGTATCAGGTCAATAGCGAAGGCTATTTATTTGCAAACGCTACATTTCTTCGCTTTGGCGATGTACTACCCGGCCAATGATCAACGCGTTCCCGTCTACCCATTCTTTTCGAGGGTGGCGTCGTTGGTCCGCGTTGTCGCTGGTGAGCCACCAACTTCCACCGTCACGTTGCAAGCGCTTGATGACGGATTCGCCCTCGTAGTTGACTGCGTAGACCTTTCCGTCGCGTGGCTCACGGTCGACAACGTTAATGACGACGACATCGCCTGCGAAAAGAGTGGGTTCCATGCTTGGGCCAATCACGTCGATCGACAGCAAGTTTTCCGGCTTGTACCCTCGTGACAGCATCCAGCTTTCACGAAAGAAAATTGGCTCTTTCTCTCCTGCTTCCGGCTCGATATAGAAGCCTGAAATCCCAGCTTGTAGTTTTAGCTTCACTTTGCGGATGAGTACGAGATCCTTCGTGGTTTCCAGATCTACGGGTTCAACAGCCCGGGGCGGGCCAAACCAATGTTGGCGGCCGGGAAGGCGCTCGATAGCCATTACGGTCGATTCCGTAACGCGCTTTAAGCCGGAAAGCATCTGCCCTATGAAGGCGCCGTCACGGTAGCCGAGCGCTCGCCCGAGGTTCGCATTGCCACCCATTTCTTTGGCAAGCTCGCTTAAGCGTTCTCTGCGGTGGTTTTGTATTTCGGTGGGTGTCATAAGGGCCATACCGTAGCAGTTGCTACGCTACTTTTGGCTATTGCAAAGCAATAGCGAACGCTATAGAGTGCGCCCATGAAATTGAGCGACTACTTGGAAATGGCGGATGCACTGTCGGTCACGGAACTGAGTCAGCGCATTGGGGTGAAAAGCCCCGCGCAGGTCAGGCAGTGGCAGCACGGCTATGCGGGCAGGCAACCTGGCCCTAAGCACTGCGTCGCTATCGAGCGGGCAACTGGAGGCGCTGTTACCAGGGCGGATCTCCGAAGCGACTGGGCTGAAATCTGGCCTGAACTTGCAGCTCTCGGCGCGGTGATTTGACGCGGTGATTTCGTTACCGCTGCCGCTGCCAAAGCGTCCCATCGCGTGGGTCGTAAAAGCCACTTCCGCGCGCCTCCAGCAGTTGGCCGCTGGCCCAAAAAGACCGAACGCGATTGACCGGAGCTTGGTTGTCTTGAGCGTCCTGTCTCTTCGATTCCTCGACGAACTCCCGAACCTCTGCCAGTCGGCCGTCAATGGCGCGCACCTGAAAAGGCGTGGCTTCCCGCAGGTTCGTTCTTTCATTCGTTCTCTCTCCCATGCCTGCAGTTTCCCAATAGACGAACTGCGGCGAAACCCTGAAATCTTTCCCCCGTCAAGGCAATCCCCATGACCTGCAGGTATTCCGGCGCCGACTGGCGCGATGAAATTTACAACGCGGTGCGCCAGACACCCGGCGGCCTGAAGGCTGCCGCTGCGTTCCTCACCGAGCGCCGTGGCCGGTCAATCCACGCAGAGACGCTGCGGGCCAAGTTGCGCCACATCGACGGCGAGTCCATCAGCATGGAAATGGCCGAGATGCTCACCGAGTGGTTGCAGGAAATGCGCCGGCCCGACGCGCTCGGCTGGATCCACGCCTTCAACGGCCGATTCGGTATGGCCGCTGAAACGGTTGATGCGCCGCCGCCTGGTGGCTGGCCCAACGAGGTGACTGCGCTGTGCGAAAAGTTGCTACACCTGGGGGTGGCCGGCGGGAAGCTAACCGAGCTGGGCCTCAAGGCTGCTGCTGATGGCTCGATCGATGAAGCCGAGGCCGACGCGATCACCGAGCAGGCGATGGCCGAAATCCGCCTGCTTTTTCGGCTGACGCGTAACGCGCAGCGGGCTGCACACGCGGCGCGGAAGGGAGCGTAAGCCGGTGAGCGCAAAGATGTTTGGGATGGTGTTCGACCACTATCCCGGCGGCGGCAACGAACTGCTGCTGGCCTTGAAGCTGGCCGACAACGCGGACCAAGACGGCGGAAGCATTTTCCCGTCCGTGGGGACGCTGGCGGCGAAGACGCGCTTGAGCGAGCGCACGGTGCAATACCAGCTCAAACGGATGCTCGAAATGGGCTGGCTTGAGAAGGTACGCGAGGGGTTTGGCGGTGGCCGCGGTGGTGGTTTCGGCCGCGCCCGTGAGTACCGGATTTCGCCCGATTGGGTACGCGCTTATGACGGCAGCCTGCCACTTGCAGAGCGGCCAGTCTGGACGCCGCGCAGTGCCGGGACGGCCACGGAAGCAATCCATAAAGAAATGGGTGCAAAAACTGCACCCATTTCCCAGGGATGCGAAGCCTCTGTCCAGTCCAACCGCGCAGCGCAAAGCCCCCAATCGCCAGCAGGCTGCACGAATTGCCAGTCTGAAAGCCTTCAAGTCCGATCGGTGCCCGTTGAACAGGCTACGGCCCGCTCATCGAGTCGACCGAAAAGGGGTGCAGAAATTGCACCCATTTCCTGCGACATGGCCCGAAAAGGGGTGCAACCACGCGCAGAAATGGGTGCAATAGCTGTTGCGGAAATGGGTGCAACAGCTATTGCACCCTATCCCCCATTAACCGTCATAGAACCAAATACCCCCCAACCCCCCGCCGACGCGGGGGGCGTGCAGATCGGTTTTGAAGACTTCTTTGCCGAGTACCCCCGCAAAGAGCACGAGGCTCGCGCTCGGCAGCAATGGGCCAAGCTCGATCCGGATCATGGCTTGGCCGCCGAAATCGTTGCAGCTGTCCGTGCCCAGGTTGCCGGCCACCAATGGCAGCGGCTCATGCGTGAGCAGCGGGGGCACTTCATCCCGCTGCCGGGGAACTGGCTGCGCAACGAACGGTGGCTGGACGTGGTCGAGGTATCCATCGCCGGGTCGATCCTCTCGCAGTGGTGGCTGACGCTCGAAGGCACCCAGGAAAAAGGGCGCGAGCTGGGCAAGCCGTACAGCCTGAAAGCGCTCGGCAACGCTTACACCGATGACCAGCTGCAGGCCCATAACCGCCGCTATCGCGAAGAGATCGAGGCGCTCGACGCGAAGACCAGGAGGCGCGCATGACGACCACTTCGGCATCCGCCATCCGTCGCGTTTCCCCTTCTACGTTCCTTCCCAACCCCGAGAAATCATCCATGCTGAACGACGGCATCGACACCCAGCTCAACCGAATGTTGGTCGCCTGGCACCGCTGGTCTGCTGGCTTTCAAGACGGGCGAGGCTACCCATCGGTGACGGCAATCTGCCGCAGTGCGAAAGACTGCCGGCAGTACGACGATGAGGATGATCTGCTGGACGATGCCATCGACAGCGGAGAGATTGATGCCTTGGATTCGGCCATTGATCAAGTGCCTCAGCCGCATCGCACCGCCCTTGCATTCCAGGCTCGCAACCTTTCGTCGGGTGCGGCTGTGTGGGCCTCGCCGAGGTTGCCGCATTCGGTTGAAGAGCGGGCCGTGCTGCTGATGGAGGCGCGAAATATGTTGATGAGACTGCTTGCGGCCCGAGGAATTCTTTCGTAATATCCGCCCCGTCTGGACAGTCACGTCCAGAATTTATCAGGCCTCGCAATCGCGGGGCTTTTTCGTTTCTGGCTCTTCATGCCCATATCCGCTCCTCGCCCCTGCAACTTTCCGTGCTGTCGGTTGTTGGCGGTAGCCGGCGGCCGATGCGTTGACCACCAGCGTGAAGCCTGGGTTAAGAGGCCGGACGCCACCAAGCGTGTCACCGGTCGCCGCGGTCAAGCCATGCGGTCGGCTCTTTTAGCTCGCGATCCTTTGTGTGCCGAGTGCAAGAAAGCGGGCCGTGTCACTCTCGCCGCGGAGCGCGATCACATCATCCCCTTGGAAGAGGGCGGGCCTGATGACGCAACCAACGAGCAAGGGTTGTGCGTCCCCTGCCATGCAGCAAAGAGTCGGGCCGAGCGGCTACGTGCTGGCCGTCGACGCTGATTGACCGCACCGCCCGGGTGCATTTCCGGCCCCCAGCGAAGGGGGAGGGCGGGTCAAAAGTCCGGGGTGACACGCCGGACACCGATCGCCCAGGTGCATTTTTATGGGGAGTCGAAACTACCCCCCGGGGGGGTGAAAGAGGAATAGACCATGTCTGAAAAAGTGAACGTCGGCACTGCGCTGCCGGCGGTCGGTGGTGCCCACGTCATGAAGGGCAGACACGAAATTGAGTCCCCGCCGCCGCCGCGCGCGATGGAGTTGACCGAAGTCGAGCGCGGCCTCTACGACGAGATCTGCGAGGCGCTGCGCAAGGCCGGCATCGACCACGTCACCTCTGGCCTTGCCATTGCGTTCATCGTCCGCACCGTGGCGCAGTACCTGGCGGCGAACAAGCGGTGCGAGGAAGAGGGCCGGACCCAGACCTCGCAGAAGACCGGATGGTCGAGCCCGACGCCCTGGGCCGAGGACGAAAAACGATTGAAGATGGAGTTAGGCCAATGGTTGCCCAAAGCGTGTCTCACGATCCCGTCGCTGGCCCGGGTTCGAAAGGACACCGGCGAGCAGGCCAAGCAGGACGACCTGTTCGGCGATCTCGTAAACCACGGCACGTCCTCACCCGGGCACGCATCGCGGCACTGACGCCAGCGACCCTGCAGGAGTGGGATGAGCGCTACGGCTTGCCCGTGCTGCGCGGCGACATCCTCACCGGGCGGCTGGTCTACCTGGCGGTGCAGCGGCACTACCAGGATCTGATCGATGCCGGCAAGCGCGGCCTGGTGTTCGTGCCGGCGCACGGGTGGCACGTCATCGACTTCATCGAAAAGTTCTTCGTGCACATCAAGGGGCCGCTGGCCGGCAAACCCATCCTGCTCGACCCTTGGCAGAAGTTCTGGACGGCCGTGAAGTACGGCTGGCGCCGACAGGTCGACGGTTGCCGCCGCTTCAACCGCGCCTACGAAGAGGTCGCCCGAAAGAACGGCAAGAGCACCTGGACCGGCCCGCAGGGCTCCTACCTGCACTGCATGGATGGCGAAATCGGCGCCGAGGTTTACGCGGTCGCGACCACTCGGGCGCAGGCCATGACGGTGTTCAAGCCGGCATTCGACAACGTCAAGCGGTGGGTGCGTCGGTCCCCAGGCGTGGCGCGTTCCTTCAAGATCTTTTCGGGGTTGAACCAGGAAAAGATCGAAATGGACACCAGCGTGTTCGCCCCGCTGCCGGCCATGGCCGAGAACCTCGACGGCTTGAACCCCAGCGCGATCCTGTTCGACGAACTGCACGCGCAGAAGACGCGCGATGTGTGGGACGTGATGGAGTCGGCGCTGGGCGCCCGCGCGCAGCCGCTGCTGTCGGCCATCACGACGGCCGGCTTTATCCTCGACGGGATCTGCACCGAAGTGCGCGGCTACCTGATCTCGGTCCTGGAGGGTAAGCGTCAGGACGATGCTTTCTTTGGCTACGTCTACACCCTGGACGCCAACGACGATCCCTTCGACGAACGCAACTGGCCGAAAGCCAACCCAGGACTCGGCTGCTCGAAGACCCTTGAATACATGCGCGGCATGGCCCGTAAGGCTGCGGCGCTGCCCGGCGCCAAGGTCAACTTCCTGACGAAGGACTTGAATATCTGGTGCAACAGCGCCGATGGATGGTTCGCGGCTGATGTGTGGGACCGCGGCGCCAAGAAATTCGACCCGGAAATGTTGCGCGGGCGGCGCTGCTTCGGCGGGCTCGACCTGGCGAGCACTCGCGACTTGACGGCGTACGCGCTGTTGTTTCCGCCTGAAGAGCCGGGTGAGGCCTGGCATGTGCTGGTGTGGTTCTGGTGCCCTCAGGCCAAGGTCGATGCGCAGGAGCAAGATGACGCTGCGCCGTACAAGCGCTGGGTGCAGGAAGGCTGGCTGACGCCGACACCAGGCGATGTCACTGATTACGGCCCGGTGCGCCAGCAGATCCTGCGCACGCTTGGCGAATACGACGTGGTCGATATCGGCTTCGACCGCTGGAACGCGCAACAGCTGTGCAACGAACTGCTCGAAGCCGGCGTGCCGCTGGTGGAGATCCCGCAGAACACGGGCGGGATGGGGCCGGGTTCGAAGCTGCTGGAGATGCTGGTCTACGGGCGGCAGCTCCAGCATGGCGGCAATCCAGCCCTGCGCTATTGCGCGATGAACGTGGCGCTGCTGTTCGACACGAACGGCAACTACCGCCCGGACAAGAAAAAGAGCCAGCTCAACGGACGGATCGACGGCATTGTTGCTGCCGTGATGGCCGCGAGCCGGTATGTGCAAATGAATGGTGAGCCCGACTTGTCGGACTTCCTCAGCAAGCCGATCGTCGCCTGACCATGAATCTCTTATCTTTTACCCGCTGGTTCGGTCGAGGCGGCGCCTTGACCGAAGACGCGGGCTTGCAGACCGGCATGCCGGGCGGTCCACTGGTGCCATCGACTGCGGATGTCGGTGTCGACGGGGCGCTTCAAATCAGTACCGTATGGGCGTGCATCGACCGGCGCGCCTGCACCCTCGCCAGCTTGCCTCTCTTCACCTACGAGGAAGCCAACGGCAATAAGCACCTGGCTCGGAGCAGCCGGCTATATGCACTGCTGCATGAGTCCCCGAACTCGCGCATGACGCCTTTCGAGTTCTGGCGCGCCATGGTCATGAATTACGACCTGCGCGGTGACGCCTTCGCTCGGATCGCGCGGGACGAAGCGAGCGGCGAGGCGCTCGCGCTGTGGCCGATGCCAACCGACCAGGTCGAGGTGCAGGTTTTGCGCAATGGCGACATGGTCTACGTGTACCGGATTGGCGCCGATGTGGCTGTGCTTGCGGCTGCGAACGTCTTGCACATCAAGGGTCTCGGCAATGGAACCCGCGGCTTGGCGAAGCTCGACTTCATGCGCGCCACGCTCGATGAGGCAGCTAAAGCCCAAGCCGGCGCGGCTCGCATCTTTGCTTCCGGCGGTAAGCCCACAGGCGTTCTGATGATCGACTCGGTCCTGAAGAAAGAGCAGCGCGAAGAGTTGCGAAAGAACTTCGGCGAGTTGGCCGAGGGCAACGCCTCCCGCATCGCAGTGCTGGAAGCCAACATGAAGTACCAGCAGCTGAGCCTGTCTGCTGAGGATCAGCAGCTGTTAGAGACCCGCAAGTTCAGCGTCGAGGAGATCTGCCGGTGGCTCGATGTGCCCCCGGTGTTGGTGCATCACGCCAATGTGACCGCATGGGGCACGGGCATCTTTGAGATCAAGGATGGCTTCTACACCCTGGCGCTCGCACCGCTGTGCGTAAACATCCAGCAGGCAGTGCGCAAGCGCGTGATGACGCCCAGGCAGCGGGCGACGATGTCCGTCGAATTCAGCATGGATGCACTGATGCGGGCCAGCATCAAGGATCGCTTCGAGATCTATGCCCGCGCTGCGCAGAACGGGCTCAAAACGCGCAATCAGCTGCGGCAGCTTGAGAACGATCCTCCGCTAGAGGGCGGTGACGTACTCACTGTGCAATCCAACCTGGTGCCCTTGTCCATGCTGGGCAAGACGCCGCCGACCCGCTCCGCTGATGGCGGCAACGATATCGCTCAGTAAGGAATCAACATGCTTATTCGAAAAGCCCTCGGCCTGGGCGAAGTGGCGCTGAAGATGGAGGGTGACGGCGGAACCTTCGAGGGATATGCCTCCCGCTGGGGCGGCGTAGACAGCCACGGCGACACCATCCTGCGGGGCGCGTTCGTGGACTCGTTGCGCGCGAACGGCCAGCCCTTGCTGTTGCTGGAGCATTCCTGGGCACGCGGCGGCGCTCTGCTGCCGATCGGCAAGGCCCAATGCGAAGAGGACGATATCGGTCTCTACCTGCGCGGCGAACTGACGCCGGGCCTCTCGATCGCTTCGGACGTCCACGCGGCGATGAAGCACGGCACCGTCGATGGCCTGAGCATCGGGGGCTTCGTGCGCAAGGAGGATTACTCGGCGACCTCGACGGGCCGGGTCATCAAGCGCTGGCACCACCTGAAGGAAGTTTCGGTGGTGTCCGCACCGTCCGACGCATCGGCTCGCATCGACCTTGCCACGGTCAAGAGCATCGACTTTGAAGCGCTGTTGCCCGAGTGCAAAAGCGAACGCGACATTGAACGGCTGCTGCGGGATGCAGGGCTGGGCAAGTGGGAGGCCATGGCACTGGTCTCCCGCGCCAAGGCGATCTTCACGGGGCGGGATGCCCCTGAGGACGTGGAGGCGAAATCCATGGCCGCACTCCTGGACCGCCTGGAGCGCCTGGGCGAGAAGATTCCTTCCGCCTGATCCTTTCCTTTTTCCTATCCGCCACCACGGCCGCCTACGGGCGGCTTTTTTCATTTCAGAGGACATATGCAATCCAAATTCCGTCTCACCGGCCGCGCTGTCATCGGCCTGGGCATCGCTGCTGCCTGCTTTGCCGCCCAGGCAGCCGGCATCGACCTGCAGGCCTTCGCGGTCCAACATGCCGACGTTGTCGCCGGCCTGACCCTCATGTGCGTCGGCGACACCGAAAAACTCATGAAGTCGCTGGATCGTCTGGAAACGAACCTGGAGAAGATGAGCACCAAGGCCGAAAACGAGCTGAAAGATCTCGGCAAGGTCAGTGCCGATACGAAGACCGCCCTCGACAACCTCGGCGTCGAGCAGCGCACGCTTGCCGATCGCATGCTGCAGCTGGAGCAGAAGGGCAGCGCGCAGGACGACCAGCCGCCGGCCGACGAAACCGTGGGCGCCCAGGTCATCAAGAGCGCCGACTACGACGGCTTCGTGAAAAGCGGCGCCAAGGGCCGCATCAGCCTGGAGGTGAAGAACACCGTCACCAATGCGGTCGCCAGCACCTTCAGCGAGCGCCGCCCCGGCATCGTCGAAGGTCCGTTCCGCGTCTTCACCATCGAAGATCTGCTGACCAGCATCCCGACCACGGCCAACGCGATCGACTGGATCCGCGAAAACGTGTTTACCAACGCGGCTGCGGAAGTCGCCGAAGGTCAGCAAAAGCCGCAAAGCTCGATCACCTTCACCCCGGGCACCATGCCGGTCACCACGGTGGCCCACTGGATCAAGATCACCCGCCAACTGGCGATGGACAACGCCGCGCTGGCTGCGTACATCAACCGCCGGATGGTTTACGGCGTGAACCTCCGTGTGGAGAACCAGCTGGTTTCGGGCAATGGCGTCGCGCCGAACCTGAGCGGCCTGACGAACGCCGGCAATTTCACCGCCCACGGCTACACCGCGGCTTCGCTCAACACCCTTGGCCTTGCCAACAACGGTTTCGACCTGGTCGGCAAGATGATGGGCGATGCCGCGCTGGCCGACTACCCGGCCGACGTGGTGATCCTGAATACCGCCGACTGGTGGACCATGCGCCTGGCAAAGGACTCGCAGGGCCGTTACCTGCTGGGCGAGCCTGCTGCCAACGTCATCCCCACGCTGTTCGGCCGCCCGGTCGTGGCAAGCAACGCGATGCCGATCGGCAAGGTCTGGGTCGGCAGCCTGAGCCAGGCCGCCACCTTGCACAACCGCGAAGGTGTGCGGGTCGACATGTCCGAGTCGGACGAAAACAACTTCCAGCTCAACCTCATCACCATCCGCGCCGAGCGTCGCTTGGCCCTGACGGTGGAGAAGCCGGCGGCCGCCCGTTACGGCGATCTCAAGCCTGCCTGATCGTCTGATAAGTCATCCGCAACCTGCCAGGGGCCAGCCATTGGGCTGGCCCTTGGCGCTTCTCACAAGGTTTACACCATGGTCGAAGTCGAAATCACCGTTCTTGCAATCACCCAGCGCTATGGCTCGCTGCCGGCTGGCACCGTGCTGCACACCGACGAAGCCTACGCAGAGCACCTGGTCAAGGAAGCGAACTGCGCGAAATACCGCAAGCCCGCCGTTGTCGTGGACGCTGCAGCCAAGGCTACCGCGCTCGCGGCAGCTCCCGCCACTGCATCCCGCCGCCGGCGTGCCGAGCCTGCGCAGGGCGCGGGCGCCGCACCAGAAAAGCCACCGTCCGCGCCTGCGCCTGGCGCAGCGAAGTCGACGCTGCCGGCTGACGACGGCGCCGAACTGCCTGGCGCCTCTTCCGACGCTCTTGCGGAACAGAAGACGGAAGGCGGTCTTGACCAGCCCTCCGACGCTGCTGAGCAGCCTTCTGCCGATTCCTGACCGCAGCCACGTCTGCAGCCGTCCATCCACCTTGCCCACGTAGTTGATCCAGTATGTCCAAAACCATTCGCGTAACCGCCTCTGTCGAAGAGGCTGAGCAGACTGTCCAAGTGACGGCCGGGCCGGGCAGTGCCGGCCAATTGCTTGCAGGCCTGGGCACTACCTCGCGGGTCGAGCTTGCCAACGTGAGCACCGCATGCCCCGTCCAGTTCAA